TTGGCCGCCGCCCCATACAATCACCTCTCCCTTTCTTTCCGCTTCTTATTTCTTTTTAACCGCTCCATGTCTCGCTTTATTTTTTGGCTTTTGGTTTTCTTGATGATCTCTTTCGCTTCTGCAATCGTCATTCTTCCAAAACCGCCTTTTCTCCGGTGAAGTTTTCCCAGCGCTTGATGATAACATCAACGTATTTAGGATCACATTCCATCACGCATGCGTTTCTTCCATTCTGTTCGCAAGCCATAATGGTTGTCCCACTTCCGCCGAACAGATCCAGAACGATGTCACCGCCTTTTGTGTTGTTCTGAATTTGATAATCGAACAGCGCAATCGGCTTCATTGTAGGATGTTCTTTGTTCGCGGTCGGGCGGTCAAACTCCAGAATCGTTGTCTGCTTTCGGTCGGACGCCCAGAGGTGTCCAGCGCCGCCTTTCCACCCGTAAATGCAGGGTTCGTGTCTCCACTGGTAATCTTGCCGCCCCATTACCATGGTATTTTTTGCCCAGATAAGGATTTGGCGAACCTCCCAGCCGGTTAGCTGGCAAGCCTTATCGAAAGCATACTCTTTCAATCCAGCATACCAGATATAAAACACAGCCCCAGGCTTCATAACGGAATCCGCAGAGCGAAAAGCAGAGGAAAGGAATTCGATCATTTCTTCATCCGTCTTTGCGTCGTTCTGGATTTTTAAGGCATCCTTAGTCCCGCCAGTATAGTCCACGCCATACGGAGGATCAGTAAGAAGAAGGTCAGCTTTCGCCCCCCCCAGAAGAGCTTTCACGTTTTCTTCGGAGGTGCTATCTCCACACATCAGCCGGTGACGGCCCAACTTCCAAATTTGGCCAAACTTAGAAATAGGATCGTTGGTCTTATCAACCTCCGGTGCTTCATCTTCTGTGATTTCTGCAGCTTCAGCTGTCTCTTCCATCAAATCCCATGCAAAATCAAACATGGACAAATCCAAATCCTGCAACTCTTCGGTCAGCAAATCAATATCCCATGGGGATTCGTTGGTTTTGTTGTCCACGATACGCAGGGCGTCCACCTGTTCAGGCGTTAGATCGTCCACCATGATGCAGGGTACTTCGGCGTATTTCAGCCGCTTAGCCGCCTCAAAACGGCAATGTCCAATGACGATAACGCCATTGGAATCAATCACGATAGGCTGGACAAAACCGAACTGTCGGATGCTTTCAGCCACATTGTTGATTTGGGTATCATCGTGCTTCTTGGCATTTCGATCATACGGTTTGATCTCTTTAATTTTCACGCTTCTGATTTCCATATTTTATCCTCCTACGCCCGTCTCTTCCGAGCTGTCAGAGCGGGTTTCCATCGCCCCAGCATCCGCAAATGCTAACCGCTATTCTGGTAGCAGGCCCCGGTAACTACCCGGATATAGGCTATTGCCAGCCCGCCATATTGCCCCACAGCGGTGTTGGTACTGTACACACACGCAACAGTGTTCCACCGTGGGGAATCGCCGATTTAGTACGTTCATCGGCTACTGTATACAGTGCAGTCGCTGGGCCTTGAACCCAGTTCACCAATCCGGTGACGCCCCTACTAGCCCTTCCGCATATATCCCCGTCTTTCCGGGGTGCCAGGTGTTTCAAGGGATCACACCACAACCCATCCGGCGGCAGGAGTAGGATTTGAACCTACGCAGGCTGTAGCCCATACCGCATTAGCAATGCGGCCTCTTTAACCAAACTTGAGTATCCCGCCGTATGCCTAACCGGAATCCAACCGGGGCCACCAGGTGAGTGATGGAGCTGCTTTTACAGGCCGCAGCTTACCGAAGGAGCATTCCCTATGGAAACAAAAAAGAGAACCGACAGAGCGGAAAGCCAGCTATTGGCTCCTGCACCGATAGCCAGCATATAGAAAGAACACCCAGCGAAAACACCGCGTCTAAGACGCTGGTGACACACCCTTGCGTTATCCGGCGGCGTTCTTTCATATATCCCAACCTGCGCGGGTCATGGCATCCCTACCGTGCCAGATAATAGGACGCTCGCCGCGCTTGGTTAGGTGCTGAAAAACAAAACACAAAATGATGGTAGGAGCAAAGCTTTCGCCACCTTTCGTATTTTATTTTTTCCCTTTCGGGATGGTCCTGGGATTCGGGTTTGAACCAAATCATACACACCAGTGCCCAGGATATGGAGGGCGGGGCAGGGGTAAAACCCCCGCCCCTATACCAAATAGGAGGGGTGGCTATTGCCGCCGCCACCCGGCGGAAGAAGCATGCGGAAGCCCGAAAGGACAAAGACTTCCTTGCTATTATTATACCATATTCTACCGTATCGTTCCACGAAAATCTGTGTTTTTGCTAATTCTTTGGACAATATGTCCATCTGTTAATCAGCATATTTGAAGATTACGCCGTCGATGAACGACTTATTTCTAATTCGTCTGTGCAAGCCGCTTGTGGATAGGTAATTTTCCCGCGCAGCAGCCCTTGCGCTGGGATAGAATTTCAGCACCTTACCCCATTTGTCCGTTTTGGCCACGATTCGGCAATTTGGGCTTCTGCGCTCCTTGTTGAAGTCCGCCCTTGTTACAAACTCCAAATTATTTACCGCGCAATTTTGATAATTTCCGTCTTTGTGCCGCAGGATCATGCCCTCCCGTTTCCCGCCAAGGAAAACATCACACACAACATCTTTTACTCGAATTGTTTTACCGGCAATTTGAATAGTGACGTTGCCGTTGTGCGACTGTTGGCGCATGATTCGTGGATTTTCAGCCCTTTCTCTGGAATGGTCCCAACGTTGTTTTATCCAGCTTCGGATTTCGCCGAAATTAGAAACATCATACCACCCGTCAGTGCCGGGAATCGGCAGCCACACCTCTCTCAAGCCTGCCCTCCAATTCTGTCAAGCAGGGCCACAAGACCCCGCACTTCCAACGGATCAACGCCCGTTTCCTTCTTCAACTTATCCAGGCGATAGGTGATAGTGTGCCGATGACAAAACAGTTCCCGCGCCACCTTGCTAATCATCATCCGGTTCTTTTCGAGCGAAAGAAGAACCTTCTTGTCGAAATCATCCATATTATCCTCCTGCTTTTTTCAGCTTCCAGAAATCATTGATAGCATCTCGGACCGGGTCCGTTTTACGCTGCGATCTAGCGTACTCTAGTATCTCCAAATCGCGCTCATAATGCTCCTGACACATCTGCCGCCCTGGTAGTGCTGGGCGTTCGCAGTAACGGCACTCCCCTGCTGGTTTCCGTATATACCGTTCTCTGTGTTTTCTGTTGCGCCGCAACCTACATTCATTGCAGAACGCCTGCCCTTTGTAGGCCGGTTTGCCGCATGCTGTACATAGCCCTGCCGCTTTTCGCTGCGCGTACAAGGTTTTCATACTCTCCCTGTTGCGCTCTTCCCGTCTTTTCTTTTCGTCTTGGGATAGTTTAGCATTGCAAGCGTTGTTTAGCTCTACGCTGATAGATAAGCACTCCAGACATTTATACCGCCCAGGGGCGGCGCGTTCCTTCATACACCGAACGCACAGCCCCCTAGCTTTTGCCCATTCATAACTCTGTTTCTTATACCGCAAATCCCGTTGCCTGATTTCCTGCGCTGTTAGGGCCATTATTCAGCGCCCCCAGTGATAAATTCAGAGTTCCACAGCCCTTCAATCCAGCGGCAGAAAATTTTCCATTCTGGGAGACGGTGATTCCTGCGTTGCTGATAGATTGTCTTCAGCTGCCGGTAGTTTGTGGTCATCCGCGCTGTCAGCCGGAACCCAACCGGGATATTGTACAGCAACGTCAGGTAGTTTTCCGGTGTAGGGTCGGCGTTGTAGGCATCCACCAGTTTCTTACACAGATTGATAGTCTGCTTTTTCACGTATTTGATGCACTGCCTTTCGATATCCATTTTCGTGATGCAATGCATCGTGGACTGGCTGGAAACAAAGTCTAGGAAATGGTACCGTTCTGCTTCAACCCACGCCTTAATCGTGAAGGTAAGGTCAAACTGAACGACGATACCAGTCAAAAATTGGTCATGCCCTGTCCCTGTGCCGCATTTGGCAAGGGCATAGGTGCGTTCCGTGGCATCCCCACCGCATTCTTCGGTGTCAACTGCCATGGGGTACTTGCTGGCCCTAATGCTTTCGCGCATCCCCATCAGGCGGACGTGCTGAATCACATCATCAATTTCCATTGGTTCTCCTTTCCAACTTGTGCTTTTTTGCACAGGTTTCCCGTTAATACTTTATTTCGTCACCGACCACGCTGAAATCTGGAATCCCATATACATCGGCGGCATAGAATTCCACTTTGCATCCTCTTGCTTCACTCCACCCCTTGCACAGAATGATAGCGTCCGCGTCCGCCATGACCTTTAGACTTTCGCCGAGGAACCACAACGGCTTTGCTCCGGCGGGAGCGCCCTGGAAGAAACTCTCCAGGGCCTCCACATCATCACCCCACTTAGCTTTAGCAGCCTTAATAGCCCGCTCCCGTTCTGCCAGGATTTCGGCGTCGGTTTTGCCCCGCATGGGCTGAGAAATAAAGATTTTCATTTTGAATCATCCTCTCTGTTTTCATCGTTCCAGGACAAAACGGCTAGATTATACATCGGCTCTGTTTTTCCTGTGTTCTGGCATTTTTCACATCTAACCCGGTACAACTCTACATCATCCCCAATTCTGTACATGCACTGTACAGCGGGTTCTCCGCCGCATTTCCGGCAACGGTGAGGATTAGGAATCATTGCCGTACACATCCTCCGCTATCTCTCCGGCGCAGGCGGCATAGCCTGCCATATCAACCCAGTTGTCCTGGTGTTTCGGGTTTTCTTTAGCCCTGCCGACTTTTAACAGGATCATCATCTGTGCCACATCAACCGGCGTGATATCGCGGCCAACGTCCAGATAGGCCGTCCATAAGTCGGCGATAGCACCGAAGCTATCCTCTGGTTTTCCGTATTGGTCTTGCCGGTCGTTGCATACGCATTTTTCAGCGGCTTCCAGGATGGTTTTTCTGGTGGTAGGCATTTTTTCTTCCCCCTTTGTTTTTCCGGCCAAATCAGACAGCGCATCCCACACGGCCCATGCATTCTCAACGCATCCTGCTGTATACGGCTCGTACCGGCAGGATGGGCATCGGATAGATGCACGCCCGTCCAGGTTGGTAATTTTAATCACCGGCACAGGATATTTGTTGCCGCACTTAGGGCAGGGATTATGCTTTTCTTCCATTATTTACCCTCCATTCTAACCGTGTTGAAATCGACACGGTTATGTGAAATCGTAGTGATCGAATAACCAACGCAGTGCGTGTTGCAGGTCCGCGTTAGATAGGTCCCAGCGCGTTAAATCAATCGTAGCAACGCGCTCTATCGCGTAGGTCATAGCCTCAAAGGTCAACCCATCGCTCTCTAGGTAGGTCAGGCTGTATTTTACGATGTTCACGGCCGTTTTATCGTCCATGTAGATGGTCGGGAATTTTATGAAGCCATCCATTATTCCACCTCCGGCGGTTCCAGCAGGGGCATCCAGTGGGTAACAACTGGTTGCTCGGAATAGCTCCATCCCCACAGTGTCCAATCGCTTGCTGGCGTTTTCAGGTTCCAAAAGTTTCCGCTGCCATCATCAGCTGCAATGTGCTCCAATTTTCCTAAGTATACCCCGTTTTGAAAACATCCATCACGTGGAGGCACGTAACAAAGTACGTCGCCTGCACGGCCTTTTTTGTGGTTGGTTTTTGGCAACCGCTCCCCCACCGGAATCCACCTAGTCCCTTTCAACTCATCCAAGATAGCCTTATACGCCTCCCTCGCCCCAGGCATGGGAGTGTTGTCGGCGTGGCGTTGGAGCCACTCTCTAGCTTGTTCTAACGTCATTTCGTTTCCTCCATCTTTGCTCCACAGTTCGGGCAATAATCACTATCATCCAGGCTAGTTCTCGCACATAATGAGCATTTAAAATTCCCTATTACGTTGTTGGCTGGATTTACGCCGCTAATTTTCCAAAACCCAATTTTCACCGGGGCCACATCGGCGGCAGGAAAACTGTCGATTTCGTCCACGATGCACTCAATGCACCCCTCACCTGGTTCATCACAACCGGTACAACCCTCCTGGAATTTTCCGCCGTAGAGATACTCTTTCAGCGCTCCTCGCTCGATGTAGTCAGTCATTGTCTTCCTCACTTTCTTTCGGCATCTTCCAATCAGACGGGACGGTGTTATACATAACACAGTGCCCTTCATTGTCGGCAAAACGACAATTGTCGCAATTTGGTTTCTTGTCGCAGTATCCGCGCAACCGCTGGAACGCTCGTTCAATATAATTTCTCACATTTTCCCCTCCATCACACAAAAATTTTTGGCGGCTTTGGCATCTCCACCCCCGTAGGACGCCACAGGTGGAGGCACAGAGGATGCAGATTCACATAGTCCGCCTTGGCGGGGTGGTACTCTACCACCATCTCGTCTTCATGGAAGAACATGCGCTTAATTTCGCACATTTCCTCCCATGTAGGAGCCCTCTTCCGCTTCCGGTTGGCCGGTGACACGCTAACATGTTCCCAGCCGCCTCCGTTCGATGCCACAACGTTGAACATTTTGCCGCCAACAGGCACCCGGAAGACGCCGTTTCCAGCGTCTCCATTGCAACCGTAGTATTTGCGTTCAAAATTCCGATCGCGGTATTTGTCCAGGGTGTGCAAATCTTTCATTTTTGCCCCTTTCAGTCGTAAATGTGCCCATAACGCACACCAGTTTTGGTGTATTTGTTCCCGTGCCAGTCCACATGCTGGGACGGCGCATCTGCGCACGGCCAATGCAAGCGTTCGTACATAATCCGCTGGGCTAACTTAGCGTCCTTCGTTGCTACACCGTTAGCGCCTTTCTCCATGGCTATCCCGCTGATTTCCAATTCCGGAAGCTGTTCCATATCCTCACGTTTCATGGCACATCTCCTGATACAGCCGGGACGGGGTAGCCGCCTGCTGACCGACGTATTTCCCGGCGTATTCATCCAGAATCACACCGCAGATTGTGTGGTAGTAGATTTGGCAGATTTCCATGCCGGGATAGATACGCACCGGCTCGGTGGCGGCCAGCTCCAGCGTCCAACGGCCTCGGAACCCGATATCTCCAAAACCTGCTGTAACGTGTACAGCCAGTCCCAAGCGCCCCACGGAAGACCGTCCTACGAGCATCGGAACCAGGTTCCGAGTCTCTGTCCATTCCTCCGTGGACGCGATGTACACCCTTCCGGGCTTCAACACGTAACCCTCCGGCGGGATGATAATCTCCCGTGTGCGGTTGTCTCGTTTGGGGTCTAACACCGCCTCCGTGTACACCAGCATCCGATCCATCAGACGCAGGTTGTAGCTGTTCGGGCCAAGCTGCTGATCGTTGTATGGGTGGATGATGATGTCGCCTTTGGACATGCGCTGTCGGATTTCGTTCCCAGACAGAATACCGTATTGATTCAGTTCGTTCATTTGTTTTCCTCCTATGCGGGGCACAAGGCACATTAAATATCAAAGCCGAAGCACACGCCGTAGCTGTAGCTGGCGGTGGCGTAGTTGCTGCTGCCGTCGCTGCGCACATAACGAAAGTACGTGGAGTTGCTCGCATACGGGGACGCCAACCAGTACGAAAACGGAACTCCATTCAGCGTTTTAACCCGATTTCCGTTCTCAGAGTAACGAAGAAGCGCTTCACACACTTCTTCATTCCCGTAGTTGTTTTTCCCGAAAACCTCCTTCTCTCGCAACAATCTGAGCGGCTCAGTTACAACTTCTTGCAAATCGTCCGGCAACAAGCGGAAGAGCTTGCCCAGATATGCCTCCATCGTACTCAACTGCTCACCGTTTTTGGCTTTCCAATTCTCATTCATACAATGAGTATCTTCAAGCAGATTTTTCGTAAAAAACGTTGCGCTTTTGTGCCCTACACGTTCACACACCAGCGTGACCTTTTCACCGGTTTTCAGCACAATGTCGATCTCATCGCCAACATTCAACGGGTTAGAAGCGGACTCAATATCGTCCTTCAGTTCCTTCCATGTCGTTTCCAAGGTGCAGTTTTTCTTGATTTTGATCATTGGTTTTCCTCCTTTTTCGCGGGGTCGCGGAAATGGTCACTTCTCCCACTCCACGACTTCCACGCCAATCTCGCGGCGTTCCCAAAATTCGTGTGACACCTTCCTGTACCAGCGGCGGTTATCGTTCGGTAAAATCCAGCCTTTCAGTGCATCGACGATCATTTTCCCTAGGACGGCGTGATTATCTACATCAAGCCCATCGTCCCAATAAAATACAACCTGCACAGGCGTTTTTACCAATTCTTTCCGCACTCTAGCCCGTTTTAGAGCTATGATAGTCAGCAGGTGGATATCGTCAGCATCACGTTTCCGCTGGTGGTAGTTTTTCCCGGAATAGTAAGCGTTCAGGCTAAATCGCTTGTTCCAGGCCGTCATACCCCGCTTGGTTTCCGGGTATGGGATGGTAAAAAATGCCACCCGTCTAGCTTCGTTCACTGCGCCACCTCCCGGAATCCCCGCAACGCATCCTGTCTCTGCCGTTCCCAGTCTACCGGCGTAGGTGGCGTGTAGTCAGCAGGTTTCTTTTTCGTCCCGGCCTGCTGCATCAGGATAGCTTTGGTTTTCTCCATGTCGGCCTTGATATCCTCCACCGTCCGCACCCTGGGCGGCAATGCCGCCGGCTTGGGGTTCTCCGGCATCTGTGGCAGAGCGGCGGCAAATGTTTTTGCCAACGCCTGCACGTCATTGGGCAGGGCTTCAAAATCTCGCCTGCTCTGGGCCTTTGCCCGAAAACTGCGTTGCAGGTTGGATGCAACCACGGACTGCACCGTTGCCTCATCCATCCGCGCCCACTCTCGCAACTGTTGGGGCGCGTGTACCACATCCTGGAGAATGGGCGGCAGTTTGGAAAACTCCTCCTCGGCGTTGTAACTGCTGTTTCGCAGAGCCTTGGCGATATGTGTCCAGGCTTCCTGCTCGGTCATCTCGTCCGGGTTGGAAATCTGCCGGACTTTGGCTTTCACAGCCCCGATAGGGGGCGGGAAAGAATCGGTTTTCGTGGCAATCAGGCCCTTTACAGCGGCGGCAACGACAGCGTAATCATCACCGGCGAACATCTCTGCCCACAGAGCAACCACGCTTTCGGCATCAGCCCGCTTCATATCGCGGTAGTAGCTGGGATAGGCCGCTTTCAGCACGGACATGATAGCCAGGGTTTCAGTTCTATCCACTCAATCCACGCTCCTCGTTCAGCAATTCCAGGAATGGGTTTGACGTTTCAAACCCCGTTCCACCCTTTGCGGGGGACGTTTTACTGCCGCCCCGATCCTGTTCCTTGGACAACCACCGGTTGACAAATGCGTTGATGCCGCGTTTCGTTTTTCGTCTGCTTGGGTTGGCATTCAACCAGCCAACCATGCCCCGAAGCTGCTGTATCACGTCGACAGCAGGGTACAGGCCCGCCCATTCATGGCACTGCTCCTGGGAGATTGGGTAAAAGCTCCCATCATTCAGCGGCAGGGAGATAACCGGCGGGGAGACGGTTTCCGGCTCCGCGCTATCTTCTCCGTCTATGTCTATATCAACGTCAGTGTCTATGTCTATGTCAGTGTCTATGTCTATGTCTATATCAAGGTTTTTTGGGTTTTGCTTTTTAAGGGTTGGGTTTTTTGGGTTTTTGTTTTCTAGTTTGCCTTTCTTTGGGCGTCCGCCACGCTTCCCGTTTTCCCTTTGCTTTTCGATGTATTCATCGTGCGCGGCATCGTCTCGGTCGATCTGGGACCGAAGAACGACAAACGCAATTTTCTCTGCCCCTTTCAGGGGTGGGACTTCTTCGCCGTTGGCGTACTGCATGATAGCTAGAAATAGCCTACCGCGTTCGCCATCGTCAAGCTCTTTGGCCACGTCGATGAAGTCCCGGTAAATTTTGATATAAGGCAACATCTTGGTTGTTCCCCTCCCGGAACCGCCCTATCAGAAGGGCAGTTCACCATCATCTTCTGTCAGCTCATTGAACTGGTTTTCGGGATAACCCCCGCTCGGCTGGTTGCTCCCGCCGCTCTTCGGCCCAGAGAAATGCACCTGCGACACGATCAACTCCGTCACCTGCCGGTCGTTCCCGTCCCGGTCGGTGTAACCTCTGGTGTTCAGTTCGCCCTCTACGACGATCTCCTGCCCCTTGCCGAAATACTTGCAGAGCATCTCGGTGGTGCCGCGCCATGCCACGCAGTTCAGAAACAACTTGGTTTCCGTTTCTTTGTACTTGCGGCTCCAAGCCACCCGGAACGATGCAACAGCAACGCCGCTCTGGGTGTGGCGAAGCTCTGGCTGGGCCACCAAACGGCCCTGCAAGATCATGTGATTTACCATGGGTTATCCTTCTTTCTTTTTGGTTTTTAGGCGCCAGACTTTGCACAGAGTTTTATCCAGGATAATCCCACCCGGCAGGTGGTACCTCTCAAAAAACTCGCTATCTGGCATGGTGTGGGCCAACTGGTGCATCTCCGGGGACAGAGGCAGAACCTCCATCCCCTCATGCACGATGTCTGTTCTATCGCGTCCTGCGCCCACCCGCTGGACATGATGTAGTTGGGCCGGTCGGCCCGTAATGCAGCATTTTTTTGCCAGCAGACAGTGATACAGGTAATCCCCAACATCGTCCACCATATCCAACAGCGGGAACCGGGTGGGAATGTCCCAATCTAATATGAATCGCACAAGAAACCGTTGGAAGCCACACACTAGGGACATGGGGGCGTTGGATAGGGAAAACAGCGTTTCCCCCATGGCCTGGGTATCCTCCATCAAGAATTTTAATTTCATCCTTTCCTTGGTGGGGTCTTTCCCTTCGCCGGTGTAATCAGCAATCTCACCAATCAGCGCATAGCAGGCGCGGCGCTGTTTGTCGGAGAGTGGGCGGCTGTCTATGGGCTGAACTAGGCAGGATTTGAACTCCCGCTTAATCATCGTTGCCCAATCGGGATATGGTGCTCTAATCAGTAGCTCCCCCGTCCGCTCATCGTAGTCGGTGATCCTGCCCTTAACGATCTCAAGTGGTGGTTTCATGGGCTTTCAGTTTCCGCATGCACTCCGAGCAAATCTGTTGCCCGGTTTGCTTTTTGGTGGCCCGTGCAATCTGGTCCGGGGAGTACAGTTTGCCATCTCCCAGGATATCGGCGGTAATATCGTTACCGCACATTTCACATTTCGGAAGAGCCGTCTGTGGCGGCGTGTATTTCGTCGCGTCCGCTTGCCAATACACGTCCGCCCCGATGCCCAAGGCTTTTGCTGCAACGCTGATAGCGTCCGTAAGGGCCATTTTGAAGCACTCGTCCGACGTGTACAGGCCGTTCCGCTCTTTGGCAACAAACATCGAACCGCCCACGCCGTAAACGGGTTCCGACCAAACATCATCGACCTTGTAGGACAGTCGGATATCAACGAATGCGGCAATTTCGCCGTTTGCGCCGTTTTGGAGTACTTGGTTGGTGATTTCGTATTTCCAACCAATACCACACGGCCCGAATCGTTCTGTGAGGGCTTTGATACGCCACATGGGATTGATATCCGTTTTGCCCTTCAAACGCCCGGCATTGATAGAGCGTTTTGCATTTTCTGGGACAGCGCGGAAACTGTCGTACAGTTCCATGTTTTCCATCATTTCACCCCCAAGCTGCGCCGCTCCACCAGCCGCACACCAGGCGGGTCCAGCGGGTGATCTTCTTTCAGGTACCGCAACAGATTGGCCTTGTTGATCTCAGGCGATTTGTAGCGAACGAAATTGTCCTCCTGCCCATTCAGGCAAGCCCAGTTAATCAGGGCATTTTCGTCATCGACTTCAACGGCCTTGCTGCTGCGGAAAGATACCACACAGCGGGGCGTTTGGAACTTCTGCCCATCCAAGGCCTCATCAAGTACGGCTTCCAGCCGTGCAACCTTGTTCTCAGCCACCCGGCGGCGCTCGGTGAGGGCCTGAGCCTCTGCTTTCAGGCCGCGCACATCGTCCTTCAAATTTTTAATCAGGCAGGCGATGTTCTCGATCTTCTGGTCCCGCTCCATTTGCAGGCCCATGAGTTCGTCCAGGTTGTTGATCTCCCCGGTCTCCGGGTCGGTGCCGTGGGCGATAGCCGCCAGGATTGCGGCGTCGATCTCAAAAAGCGTCATCTGCCATACCTCCTTCTCGAATCCAGCCTTTAAGCTGCTCGTCGCGCTCAACGAAATAGCGATACACTGCGTAGCAGTGATTTCCAATCAGATAGTCGATGAAATCATCGAAATCAGCCGCGATGAACATTTTCGCTTTTTCCAAAGGGAGCGAAATGCTCACATTCATCGGGAAAAGTTCCCACTTCTGTTCATTGTTTTTCATTTGACAAATCCTGTCCTTTCTGGTACTATATCCATAGTTTTTTCTTTCCTTTGCCGCTTGCAGGGTTTCGGCCCCTGTGGGCGGCATTTTCATTTCCCCAGCTTTTCGGCCCATTTCCGCACCCGGTAGACTGTTACGCCGTACTGCCGGGCCAGTTTAGCTTTTGACCACCCAGCCCGAAGCCGGACGGCAAAGTGGGGCGGAATAGGAAACTTTTCCCGTGGGTTCTGCAAGTATTTGCAGTTATTCGGCCTGCACGTCTCGCGCGGGCATTTCAGGCAGATTTCAACCAACTCCGGGTTTTCACCCTTGCGATATGGCCCACGACGTTCAGCGCTACCCGCTTTGGTATCCCGCCATGGTTTTTGAGCGGGCACCGTGAATTCATGCTTCATGGCATCACACCAACCGCAGCGGGATACCAGCGTTATGCAGGGCGGCGTTGATGTTCGCCTTGCGCCGGTTGCGGATACGCTTCCGCCGGGCTTCCCGTGCCTTGCGGACTTCCTCATCACGCCGATTCTTGGCGTTCTTCTCCAGCGTGGGGCTGATAGCCCGTACCAGGGCCTCGATATCAGCCCATTCCCGCTCGGTGTTGCGGGTTTTGATTTCCTGTACAGTAGTCATTACTGTTCCCCTTTCATTCTGTTATTGTTTGCCTGCCGGATACAACGGCATCGTCTCCGATCCATGCCTCGCCCGTTATCGTGGCGAAACCGTAGACCTCGGCGTTTCCGCCAACCCAGGCACGCTCCTTGATTTTCGCCCGTTCGTATACCCAGGCGTTTTCACAGACGATGGCATCGTCGGAAACACGCGCAGAATCAAACACACATGCACCGTCGTATATCCAGCACATTCCTGCGTGGGACAGGTTCGCGGTGGATTGAACAAACCCGCCTTTGTCCCACTCTTTCACATCTCCAAACGATACCGCAGCACGAATGCGATACAGCTTCTTATCGCCGATTCGTTTAACCTCATCGGTCAGCACATATTTTCTTCGCGTTTCCTACACCCACCTTTCAGCAGGCCATCCAACGGGCCAAGTTGATGATTGGTACCACATGGTACCGCTTCGCCCGTCCAACGGGCTTCATCGGGAAATCGCGGCTCTCCCGCAAGGTTTGAGGTTTGCATCCCACCAGTCGGGCGGCTTCCGCCACCGTGATCGTCTCCCGTTCGGGAAATAGTTCCCGGAGACGGGTCAGATGGTCGTGAAATGTTGCTTTCTCCATTTTGGTCACTCCCTCAAATCAGCTACCTACATTGTCCCACAGCGGCAGTTTTCCAGGCAAACCCGGAAAACGCCGTTTTTTGTCTCACAGTGGGTTGTCACCGTTCATCATCGTCTTTCGTAGTGGTTATCCGCTCTTCGTTTTTGTTGTTAGCTTCCAGATACGCAGAATATCTACTGATTTCTCGCGCAATCTCGTTCAGCTCCCGCAAAACGACAGCTTCTCCCTCTGGGTCGGCATTTTGCAGGCGTTTCTTGGCCTGCGCCATATCATCCCTCAGGACATCCAGATAGCTAGGATCAGGTTTCTGAAAATCCCCGCAATTGATGGAGGAACCGGTAACAAGAAAACTTACCGTTGCCACCAGCTGCATCGCTGTTCCATAGTCTTCCCGTTTGATGTTGTAATCAACAATATCAGTGATAGGGTTCCCATCAACAAGCACAACTTCCTTGTCGAAGATATTCTTCCTAGGTTTGGCTTCAAAGGTTTTCGCCATGGTATCACCTCCTTAGTAGTCCAAAATGCAGGGTCTCATTTTCTGGTGGGCCGGAATAGCTTTCACCGTTCCGGTTCTCCCTGTCTCCTTCATCCAGCGCTTCCCGTACCAGATAGCCGTGCTTTCCTTGGGGTAGGTGTAGCCGCTGGCGCAAGGCATCACAGCGCCCTTGCAGGCGTCAATGTCGTTTTGGTCTGGGGTGAACTCCCACTCGAAACTCTTTGCCATGGTATCACCTCCTTTCAGCTATCTTTCGTTTCCTCATCGGCGAACAGATACTCAAGGCGGAGGCTAGGGAAAAATGTATCCCTGATTTTGAAAGCGTCTCCGATGCTAAAGGCATTGGTCCCGGCAATCTTATTGTCTACCGTCTTGGAACTGCAACCGATCAAATGCTGGATGTCAGCTCGACGCACGCCGTGGCGCTTCATCTCGCTTTTTAGATTCCAAAGCATTTACTCACCTCCGTTTTGTGTGCAATTGCGTTTGCTATGGTCTTAGTATACGCGCAATTGCGCACAAAGTCAACCCCTTTTAGTAAAATTTTTGCGCAATTGCACCGATTTTTTACTTGACATTCCAGGCGCGGTATTGTACTATACAAGTACAGGAGGAAACCGAAAATGACTAAAGAGGAGCAGTTAAAAGCGATTATTTTGACCAAATACAAGAGTATTAACGCTTTCGCAGTTTCGCTGAATATATCGCCATCTACTGTAAATTCTGTTTTGCGGAGAGGCATAGATGGTGCAAGTATCCAGGTGATGTTGAAAGTGTTTGATGCCCTAGATTTGGACATAGAAAGCGCAAGAACGGATACACTAAAAGAAAAGAAAAAAGATCCTCCCGCCCCGCAATCTGCGAGACAGAAGGACCTTGTAACGAATGAAGAGGTCGAGGCCGTGTTAGTCGGCCTGGGTATCACCAAGCCGGGTGAACACATCACCGACGCTGATCTGGACTTCCTCTCTAGTGTTGTCGTTCTGATTCAAGCATGGTTTAACAATAAGGGCAAGCAGGGCTAACACCCTGCGCGGCTCTTGGCACTGGTTGATGATTTCCGTCAATCGGTCGTTGTTTCCATAGGTTGTAGTCATGTTATCCTCCCATTTTTCGCGGTGAGTAGGCGGTTGTACAACATCCGCAGCTCTCTGTCTGTCAGGCCGTTTATAATGGCCTGAATCTTCCCCAGCAACAGTAAGCGATCCATCCCTGTACCTCCATTATACCCATGGTGTAAACGTGGGGCGCAGGGTGGTTTGCGAGTTCCCTTCCCCGATCGTCCCTTTCCCTTGGATTACCATAACATGGAAGGTGTGGAATATCCATTGCAAACTACGCAAGGGGCCTTTCAACATTTTGCATCCCCTTGCAATGAACGGAGATGTAGAAACGTGGGTGATGATGGTGGAAAATTTGCCAAGGAAGCAAAGGAGTTGAAAGAAGAAACAAGAGTAACTCTAAGGGAGATTGCCGCTACATGTAACAGCTCCGAGAGTATGGTGAGCCGTTATATCAATGGGCAATCCGAACCGCCGCCGGACATTGCGGACGCAATCATGCAAATGTTAAGAGCGGAGAAAGCGGCGCAGGACGAACGCGCCATGAGAAGTAATACCACCCTGGCCCAGTTAGAGGAATCACAGAACCACCTAGAGGAAGCTTATAAGCAGCGCATTGCAGGGCTGTTGAAGCACCTGGAATACGAACGAAAGCAGAAGCGTATATTTTCCGTTGCGCTTTTGGCTACCCTATTCGGGGCTATTGTGTTCCTGTTGATCGACATATTCAACGGTGGACTGGGTTGGGTGAGGTATTAAGTTTTCTGCCGCCGTGGGCGGCAAAATTTTTACCTGGAGGATGTAATGAAAAAGAAGGACCCTAACAAGCCTAAGAAGCCGGTTTATAAGCGGGTTTGGTTCTGGATTTTGATGTTTTTCGTTGTATGCGGAATCATCGGAACGGTATCAGCCCCTCCGGCTGACCAAACGGACAAGACGGAAGAAAAAACAAACCAACAACAGCAGGAAGAGCAAAGCGAAGAAAGCGCAAAGGACAGCGTGGACGTTGCCAAGGAAAAGGACACTAGAATCTACGGCCTAATGAAAAGCGCAGAGGCCAGATTCAACGGCGTTTCTAAAAATATGGAAAGCGGCAATCTACTGGATATTTATGATGATTGCAAAAATGCTAGCAGTATGCTGTCCGAAGTCTACGGACAAATCGGAGATTTCAAAACTGAGGCGAACAAAGAATATGTCCAGTACGCGCAGTTCTACGCTGCTACCCTATCGTCTGCTTGTGACAACATCGTTAAATACGTAGACAAGCAAGAAATGAAGTATTTGAGCAAGGCAAAAGAGGATATCCAGGATGCAAATTCTTTCCTGCAACAGGCTATGTTGCAGCGGCAGGCGTATCTTCTGGATTCCGGGCTAACCACAGAAGATATCGAAGCCCAAGACGCGCAATTTGAATAAAAGAAAAGCCGTCCGGGACCCTGAATTCCCAGACGGCTTTCTTGCACCTAGCCCCCACGGCTAGGAGAAAACTGCAACTTTTTCAACTTCTCCGCGTTGCATCGGTACCAGTATAGCAGGGACGCTGTACCAATGCAAGGGTGGAGCGTGGACATATTGAACAAAAAGAGAGGAGCCGCCCAAAATTCGAGTGCAGGCAGCTCCCCCTATAAACCCGACTGGACAACGCTGCTACGCTGCCAGTCCCTGCTAGTGTAGCACACACAGGAGGAAAATTCAATGTACAAACGCGCAGACGGAAGGTGGCAGGAAACCTTGCCCATTGTTGTAAACGGCCAAAAGAAAACCAAATTTTTCTATGGCAGGACAAAACGGGAAGTGCTGGAAAAGATTAACCAGTACGAACAGGAACAGGAACAAGCCCGGACATTTGGCGCTATCGCCGAAGAATGGCAGGAGAACTACGTTGAAGGGCTGGAAATCAACACAAAGAAATCGTACTATGCCCCCATCCGCCGAGCTATCGAGGCTCTAGGCGATAGGCAGATAACCGAAATTGAACCCGTGGACATCAACGCATTTTTAATGCGCTATGTTGCCGAACAGCATCCAGCGCGGAAAACAGCTAGCACACAGCGTTCTGTTATCAACATGATTTGCAAGTACGCCGTGGCGCACGGATACACAAGGATCAACGCTTGTCGGGAGATAGAGATACCGGCAGGCCTACCAAAAAAGAAACGGCAGATAGCCAGCGACGATGATATAAAGCGAGTGATTCATTCGACAGAATGCACATTCGGGATGTTCGCATATTGGACGCTGTACACAGGATTGCGGCGTGGTGAACTACTCGCCCTGCGCTGGGAGGATGTGGATTTCAAAGAAAAATTGATTCACGTTACTAAATCCCGCGTGTCTGCCCTGGGCGTAAAAAAAATAAAGGCCCCCAAAACCGAGAACGGAATCCGCCCCTTACCCCTGTTGAAAGCCCTGGAAGATAAAATCATCACCAAGAAGAGCAAGGGATTGATTTTCCCGGACAAATACGGAAAGCTGATGACAGAAGGGGTTTTTGAAGGGTGCTGGGCAAAATATAAGCGCGAATCCGGCGTAACCTGCACTCCGCATCCTATCCGCCACGCATACGCTACCCTGTTGTACGAAGAAGACATCAGAACGAAAGACGCTCAAAAATTATTGGGACACGCCCAAGAATCCACTACCAAGGATATTTATACACACATCCGAGATGTACATTCCAGGAAGGTGAACAAAAAACTACTAGGGGCAAATTATGAGTTTGAAACCCCAGAGAAGGAAAGATAGTCAAATTTTAGTCAATGGCGTAAAAAGCCTTTGATTTTCAACGAAAAAGTGATAGTTCAAATCCCTCCTTCTCCGCCAAACAGAAAACCGTTGAGTTTCAAGGATTTCCTTTGATTCTCAACGGTTTTTTGCTGTTTTTGGTGGTACTTTGAAGGCCCCTGAGATGCCCTGAAATACACCCAGGTTTTAGTCAAATTTTAGTCAAAATCCTTGGCTGTTTCTTTGATTTTGGAAAAATCTGGGTGATTCGGCTGTTTATTCGTTATTTCACAACATATTCATAATATTTTGCCAGTTTATCCCCCGAAACGTCCTTATCATCCAGGAAAGCACGGGTCATTTCAGCGTAGAAATCTACGTTAGAAATACCGAGCTTTTTGGCTACATTGACGAAATCAGAATAGATCATATTCATCGCCGCCCAGAACTTAACAGGGTCCTCATTTACCCCGCGCTGCTCCATCACTTTGTTGGTTTGGTCAATCGTCCAATGCGGGCCGGTGGTACCATCCTCATTCTGCATCCGGCGCGTCCATTCCTGGGCCATCTGCATGTCGAAACGCGGCGAAACGTTGGATTCTGCGCCGCCGGTCATGGCACGGTTTCCGGGCATACGTTCCATTTCGTTGTACCGGGGAACGGTAGCATCTGCGCCGCCCATGTAGGGAGCATCACCGCGCTCAAACCCAATGGGGCGGGTTGTTTTGGTGGGTTCCGCGTATCTGCCGTTTCTAGTCCACGTATAGCCAGGCTCGCGCCCTCCCCTATCGTCGTAGCCTCCATAAGGGGGATAGTAATAGGGCATAGTGTCCTGTGGCGCGTAGCGGCCATTGTCGTAGTGTTCACGGCCACGGGTATCACGGAAACGATTGTCTACGTTGTAGTCATGGTGACGTTCCTGCTGGTCACGGTGTTCGTTTTCCTCGCGATCATCGGAAGCCTTTTTGCTACCAGAGTTTAGGAGCATCATTTTACTGAATTTACTCATCCTGCGCCGCCTCCCTCGTTAGTTGTCGGAGCCGTTCCATCAATGGAAGCCAAGGTGTTGTTGGGCGCACAGCAGGGACGGCCCAACAGTTTGAATGTGCCACCCGTGGCCGTTGTCGAAATTCTGGTGCTGTACCGCGTTCTAGTTCGCAGGTTGCAGGCCGTTGCCTGGGTGCAGTCTGCACGATTCAGCGGGTACAGTTGGGTGCCGGTGCCGATAGTGATAAATACCGGCGCATTGATGGTAGCCGCCGCCGGGATGTTCTGGGCGATCACCAGGCAAACTTTTTGCCCATTGGTGTAGCTACCTGCCGGAATGTTGATGATAAGTCCGGACGCAGCGGAATAGTTCACCGCCTGGGAAATCACCAACTTGTCGCACAGGCGGCAAATCGTTTTGCAGGCCATTATTTTTTGTCCCCTTTCAGTTCATCTAATTTTTCGGAAATTTCGCGCATCCATGCGCCGCCGAAAATTATCATAATTGCCGCGAACATGAAGAAATCGCTGCTGTTATCCTGGTAATCCGGTGTAGAAGAGCACCCCAAACCGAAGCCATCACCTGACTTACTTGCTGCATTGGTCATTCTGCTACGCCAAATTATGTTCTGGAAATCTTGGAAATCGTTGAAATCAAACATTTTTATTCTCCTTCTTTGTCGAAACAATCAGAAAATGCTATCATCAACAGCATGAGCGAAACGGATAAGCCGCCGTCCTCAGAGGTACAGGGAAATCCGTTGTCTCGCAGCAGGATAACAGCTTCCCGCTGTTTTCCATCCCGTAGCATGTCAACCGCTCTGTCGAAAATTTCTTTTTCCATGTGTCACCTCTCAAAAATAGGCGGCAGGTTTTAGCCTGCCGCCTTTAGTATCACGGCATAGCCGGAATGTGTTGAATCAGCAACCGCAGCCGCTATTGCAGCCACAGGAGACCCCTACACCCGTGTAGGGATTTGGAACCTGGTAAGCCGGAATCGGTGCCGGGTTGATAGCGTTGATGATCTTCGCCGTCTGGTCCGCCTGGGACGCCACAAGGTAAGTGTTCTGTGCGGCCTGGGAAGCGGCGAATTTCAAGCCCTGGTTTTCGGCCTGGAGCGCCGCAATCTTCTCTGCCTGCCGTGCGGTTTCCATCTGGTCGATTCGCGCAATGATCCGGTCGGTGTCGTTGTGCGTGGACTGGATGATATCACGGGCGTTGGTTGCGGCATTGTAATTGGTATCACAGAAGCCGCGCTCCACCTGCCGCTGAGTATCACAGCAGCAGGACTGCATCTGGTTACCCAGAGCCGTGAGGCCAGCCGTCACGCCAGTAAAACCGGTGTTCATGTTCTGAGTTACGCCGTTGATAAGCTGGGCATTCTGGTAACCCATGGCGCAGATAGCATTATCAACACCGTGGAAGCCGTTGGAAACCACCTGCTGCATGCTGTTGAAACCGTTCAGCATCCCGGTATTCATGGCATAGAATCCATCGCAGAGGCCGCTCTGCACACCACGAACGGCGTTATCAAGGCCGTTGAAGTTAAAGGATTCGCACAGGTCTGCGCGGGTGATAGCCCCCTGTAAAGCGCCACCGTTCGCGCCGTTGTTGCCCCAGCCGAAGCCGTTGCCACCGAAGATGAGGGCGATAATCAAGAACGCAAAAATCCAGGAACCATCGCCGCCCCACATACCGCCGCCGTTGCAGTTGTTGTTATCAGCCTGTCCGGCCAGATAACCAGTCATCATTTCGTCTGCCATTCGACAAACCACCTTTCAGTTAGATTTGACGATTTTTGTCAAGATTCGCCAACTGAAAGGGTTAATTTATGTTACCGGTTGCTGGGAATCGTGATTCCTAACTGCCGGGCCACATCGTTCAGGCTTACGCCCCGTTCGTTTGCCATGTTCTGGGCCATCTGCTGCAACTGCTGGGTTGATTTGCCCTGCATCATCCGCATGGCCTGAGAAATCTGTGGATTCTGGCCTGCTAGCTGTTGCAGCATCCCCATAGGATTCCCGCTTCTAGCGGCCTGCATCAGAAACATCATGGGGTTCATCTGCACCATTTTTTATCCCACCTTCCATTTTCTCTAGTTTTCTAACCCTATCTGCCAGGGCGTTGAAATCGTCCATCGTTACGCCCTGCGCCGGTTTTGGTTCCGGCTGTGGCGGCGCTAAACGGAATTCAGCAAAATCCGCCGCCCCAGTGTTCGGGTTGAATCGCTTAAAATATATGATTCCGTGGGGAAAATCAGGCATCAACGTACCAGGCCCCAGAAAATCAACCTGCATGGCAACCGCTTCCTCCCGTCCTGTTACCGGGCGGCAGATATAGCCGCTGTTGCTCTGCTGGATTATAGAGGGCTGGTAGTTCTGCCCCTGCTGGTATACCTGATTCTGTTGATAGCCCTGCACGTTTTGGATTTGGTTGGGCATCTGATAGTTGCCGCTGTAGTTCGGCACACTGTAAGCAGCCATAGTTATCACCCCTCGTTCTGAATAAATTTTACCATCTCCCACTCCCACGCTTGTTCAAATGATGCCCAATTCCTGCTCAATTTATGCTCAATTTATGCCCAACAAAAAAGCCCGCCCCCAAAATGGGACGGGTTTCGACACTGGGAATGTGGTATTTTATAAATACCTTTTCTCCCCCAATGGAAAGGTAGCCCCCGCCGGTACGTTGCAAAAAACCGGCGGGGGCTTTTGTTTTCTCAAAATTTTACCACCAAATTGGTGCAAACCTATTGACATCACACCAAATTGGTGATATAATACAAGTACAGTAAAGGAAGGGGAACAAACCCCACGGAACATAAACTAGGAGGAAACGAAAATGAAGAACAGATATTGGGACGCCATCACCGTTTACATGAACGACGACATCAGAGAGCAGGTCCACGCAGAACTCGCCCCCTGCACCGCAAAAGAATTCCTGGACCGTTACCTGGAACTCGACCCCGACTTCCAAGACTTGCTGGACAGCGAATTCTACGACGGATACATCAAAGCTGCCTTGCTCGATAGAACGTACTACTTCCCAAATGTCGACCAGGAAGAAGCTTTCTTTGGTAGCCAGATGCCTGTCTGTGTTGACAAGAAAGAGTTAGAACACCTGGCATCCGGCTGGGGAGTAGAAATCGAAGATTTGATGAAACAAGTACACGAGGCAGACCCGGAAGAGATCATGGAGTACGGGGTATACAACGCAGAGTGACGGCCCACACCGGGCCGGTAATGCGGGACCTGAAAGGGCGCGGTCACAACCCCGCAAGAATAGGAGGAAGACAGAAATGAAAAAGTTCTATATCGCCGATCGGTACAACGAAGACAACCCTGAGAGATACGCCGTGTATTTCGACTTCGAGAACAGCCGCTTTGCTGATATCGTAGGATTCACCCACCTGGAAGAAACGGGCGGCAACCCCGTCACCGACATTGATGATGACGCCACTACCCTGGATGAACTGAAAGCCCTTGCTACCACCGAGATCATGGACACCGACGAAGATGACGAGGAGTACATCCTGGGGTGGTGCGAAGCCTGGGGCCTGATTCCTCACAGAGAGGAGGAAGATGAAGGATGAAAGAAAACGAAACCCCGATCCCATACGTGAAGCACTGGTCCGTCGGGGGCATTTACAAAAAGCTGGACATGCTGGAAGCACAGAAAGAGAAGGGGGGCCTTGACTGGCCCTCTTTCTGCCCGATCCCGTTGCGTTTGGTGTACGATCCTGTAAAAAGTTGTTTCCCAGATTGGGGGAAATATAACGCAGCAACCAAAAACGGCGTGATAAACGCCATTGCAGCCTGCTGGTCGTGGGCTAAAAATAAAATCGTATATCATTTTGATGTCGAACTGCTCCAAATGCTTGCAGAGCAGGCAGAAAAAGCAGAAAACGCCGAGATTCCGGCAGAGATACTGGTTAACTTGCCGTATCCCTGCATATTCATAACGGCCCCGCTGACGGTCGAGGGAGAAAACTATGCAAACGGTTTTTTCGCTTGGGTGGACGATAACAAAGAAAGCAAGACGAAAGATCTTCATTTTTATATCGGAGACACAAAAAGCGGGCGCGGATTCAGCAGCTATCTGCAACTCCACACGGGGAAAACAATTCGAGAGTGCATCGACCTCACGATTTCGTTTTTACGCGAAAACGATGCGTTTTACAAGGAAATGGATTACGTTGAAAAGGAATGGGCCTTCCATCGAAACGCGATCCAATGGATACTCTATCTGCTATCCGAAAACGCAGAGATCACCAGCGGCCCAGCCCCCGAACTGGACAACACCCAGAAATCCCAGAAGGGGAAGAAAAAGAAAAGCAGTGTGAAGGTGAAGAACGTCGGTTTCCGCATCGGTGCGGCGATCCGAAAAATCAAAGCCCAGCCATCCCCTAGCGCAGAGACGGAACCCGGCACAGGCTCCAAAAAATCCCCACACTCTCGCCGTGGACACTGGCACCATTTCTGGACTGGTCCACGAGATGGGGAACGAAAACTGATCCTGAAATGGGTCGCTCCAACATTTATCAACCTAAAAAACAAAACACAGGATACCGTTGTTGTCTATCCCGTAAAAATGAGAAAGGAAGAAAAGTAATGAACGAACAAATGTTGATCCAGGACGCCATCTCCACCCCCGACCGTGACGCTTTCGTCTCCGACTGGGCGCTATCCAGCATCTGGGGAGACGAACCCACCGCCCCAATCCCGGTGGACCGGGTGCAATACCTGGCCCAGCTCTGGGAAGATGTGCGGAAGAATGTGGCCCAGCTCCGGGCCATGACCGGCCTGACACAAGGCAAGTTTGCTGCCTGGTACGGTATCCCGCCACGGACCGTCCAAAATTGGGAGAACGGGGCCAGCAACGCCCCGGAATATGTGCGCCTCATGCTGGTGCGCTTAGTCCGGCAGGATTTTTGCCATGGCTGAAAAAACTAAAATCTGTGCCATTTGCGGTGCAGAATTCTCCGGTGATACGCTGGCTACACGTTGCCCGGCGTGCTACCGGCGATACCGCAATGAGAAAAACGCAGAGTACAGAGCTAGGCACGGTATCGTTGCTCGCGAGAAAAAGCGAAGTGCCGGCATGCAGGACCCGAACAGCATCATCCGTGGCGTCTCCTGGCATGCAGGGATACAAAAGTGGCACGTATCCTATCGCGGGGAATATCTTGGCGCTTTTGATGCGTTAGAGGATGCGATACAGGTGCGAAAAATGGCCGAAGCGGACGGCCCGAAACGATTTTGTGTGGTTTGCGGAAACCCGATTCCACCGGAAAGTGTCGGAAATGTTCTCACCTGTTCTTCTGAATGCTCCAAAATCAGGATGCAGCAGAACAGCAGAAAACGGGAACAACGAAAAAGGGCAGAACAGCAAAAATTTTGTGCTGTTTGCGGGAAGCCAATCCAGAAACTAACGCGCGGCCCAGCGAAATTTTGCTCGGAAGCGTGCCGGGATACGGCGTATAGGGCTAAAAAAGAGGGGACGGAGTAATCCGTCCCCTTTTCACAAGCTTTTCCGTCGAATCGACGCCAAATCATTATTCACGGTCCCCCGACTCACATCGAGTTCTGCGGCCACGTCCTCGATGGGCCAACCTCTCCGGTAGTGCAACTCAAAAGCTGCCCTCTCCCGGTCTGTGAGCCAAGGGTTCCCGTGCATTTTTTCGAGCTGTGCGGGGCTGTACCGATAGCGTGGCATACCACCACCCCCTCAGTCCAGCACCCCCAGACGGCCCAGCACAGCGGCCAGCTCATCCCGCTTGACAGGGCGCTCCGGCTCCTGCCCGTCCACGATGCCTTTCAGCGTGGCTTTCTCCCAATGGCCCTGCTTCCGGCTCCACTCAGGTTCCGCCACAGCGGCGGCAAACGTCATAGCCTTGGTGTACAGTGCGTAGGCCTGCGCCCCCGTCATTTCTGCCAACAGCTTGTTGATATCCATATCGTCATCCTCCTTCTCCGGCCGCTGAATGGTGGCCGGTTTTTTCACCACGAAATAGTATTTCACCTGCTGCTTGAACAGCGAATAGTCCCCCTGCGTCCGCACCATCCGGGTGCTGGCAGGATCGTTGATGTAGATGGTATTCCTGGTGATTTTCCACACCAGGACGAAGTGTCCAGAAGACGTCCAAAGCCCACGGCCCATGCAGGCAATCACAAGATCACCCTGGTCCACGGCGGACTTGGCCTGGGCGTGGTACGGGCTGTTGGGCTTGCCGTAGATGCTGGCCCCGTTGAGCATCTTGCAGGTCAGGCCGAAGCGCTTGGCGGCGGGAGCGAAGTAGCCGTAATAAGTCCCTTGGTGCGGGGCCTTGTAGCCGTGGGCCAGCGCCCAGGCACACTCACTCTTCGGCGTGACGGATTTGTCCGCCCAGGTGGCCAGCACCATCGCCATAGCAGTTGGGCCGCATCCGGATTTGCCGATGGTGGTTTTTTCTCCCTTGGCCGAATAGTCCACGTTGGCCCAGCGATGGTCCGTTTGCAGGTAGCTGGTCGGTTTATCCATCGTTTTTCCCCTCCGTTTTCTTCGTGAAGAAATACGTGATGATCGCCCCGTAGGCCGTGCAGAACAGCGTCACAGCGTCCTGGTTCACGTTCACCGGTGCAAACAGTAGGGCGATCATCGCCCCGGTCATGGCCAGTGTCACCAAGCTCTTCACGTCCAGCAGCTTTAACAGTTGTTTCATACGTTTCCCTCCCTATAAAAAATCGTTGTTTTCCAGCCGCGCACGGTACACGTTCTCAATGTGGCCGATAGAGATAGCGGCTTTATCATTCGGAAAATCGGGGTGCGTGGCGCAGTATCGGTTGTATTCGGTGATATCCTCCAAAATCTCGTTGAAATGCTCTTGGCTATGCCGCTCCCCTTGGAGTAATTCATCGGCAAACCGCAAAATCCGCCCCCGCAGGCGTTTGGCCTTGTCCCTGGCATCCGCTTCGATGTGGCTTTTCAGTTGTTCCGAAATCCCGGACAACTGCTCTGTAACGTCTCCCAGAATCGCTTTCCCGATTCTCCGGGCCAGCCACGTCCAGGGGCTGATTTTAATTGGGATGATCTCCACGACAACGGACGAACCCAGCACAGCCAGGAGCGCCGTGATGATCCGCTCAGGTTCCATATTCTGGCACCTCTTTCTTTTGGTAGGCCCCCGAATGAACGGGGGCCTTTGTTTATTCCTGATAGGCTTCCCACCCCGCCGGGTAGGCATCCGGTGCCCAAACGTTGCTGTCAATGGTCGAACGGTATAGCTTCCCCTTATAGCTGACAATATCGCCCTTGCTGTAGGCATCGGTAGCACCCAACGGCTGAACCCATTCGGGATAGCCGCCGGACGTTACCCCGATCTTTTTATACAGGCTGGTTGCCGTATCAGGGGGCCACTGTTTGGCGGACGTGTGGGCTTGCAAAACCTGGTAAAGTTGGGGGTCTCCTACGGCGTTGGTGCCGTAGGAAAACACATCCTTGATTTTGTAGGCATGGCCTACGAGGTAGGCCGGAAACACGGTCGGTACCTCTAGCAGAGTCTCGGCCTGTTTCTCCGGATCCAACGTGGACAGGAAAAGCTGAATAGCCCGTCTCAGCTCCCGCACCGCTTGCAGTTTATCCATTTTTGTTCACCTCCTCCCCGAGAAGAGCCGCTAACAGCTCCTCAACTGTCACCGGCTTCTCCGGCTCCACATCCGGGTGCTCTGCGTTGTAGGCGTCCAGCGCCTCCTGGTCCACCACCAGCGCCGTCACAGCGCCGTCCTGCACGGTGAGGGTGCAGAAGCCCTTAGTGTCCAGGTAGGCGGACAACAGCTCATCAGGCAGAGCTACACAGCCGGGGAAAGGTTGGCCCATGGGGTTGCCGTGGTTGGGGCCTTGGGTGTTGATGTAGTACATGGGGATACCTCCTTAGCCGATGGCAATGGCGTTGTATTTTGCGCCAGATACATTGAAGTGGCTCTCAGGTGAGCTAGTGCTATACCACGAAATTGTTTTACCATCTTTTTTAGCAGAAACATAAGAACGATTTGTTATCGATGCAGATAAAACAGAAAACACGGTTTTGTTTGCAAAATTCCCAGATAATATCCCGGTGTTAAAAAAAGCGAACGTCATATTTTGTGCCGTCGATATAATCACCATCTTCGGCACAAAATCAAACGTCAGTGAGTTCGGGTTATTTTCCCCATACGTCCCCGTCCCCACATAACTAACCACCTGCACCCTCGCTTTATCCCCCAACCTCCCCAGGTACTCGATAGTGGTTCCTGCTGGGATAGCGGCGTAGCCGGTGACGGGTTGGTAGCGGTCAACGAGTACGTCTCCATTCGCTATTGTTATTTGGGCGTTTGATGGGATATAGACTATATCACTTGGTATCGTGTTGAACGGGTATTTTGTGTCGGGTGCTTCGTTTAATTGGTCGCCCTTAGTCGTACAACGAACGAACTTACCGAGCATAAACGCCCTTATCTTGGCAGGGTTGTCACCAGGTTCTAGCCCACCCATAAAGCCAAAAGAGCCCGCTGACGGACTAGTCATAGACACCGTTCTCCCATCATCGCTTACGGTTAGTTCTGACGCGGCTTCGTAACCGTAAGATATCGTATAGTTCGTAGCCCCCGCCCGGAAACTCCCCGTCACCACATCCCCAAGCACATACCCCGCCGGTTTCGCATCATCGCCCTCTTGATACGCATTGGGGTTGGTGGATACAGGGTAGGTGGTGGTTGTTCCGGCGGGGGTTTTGGGGTAGGCGTTGACGCGATAAAATTTCCCGAATGTGACGATTCCAGCGGTGTTTTTGAAGGAGCAATCATTCGGAACGAATATTACACCATCGAACGCAGAGTTGCTGCCACCGTTAGGTATCGCTTTTACAAAATTGTTTCTAATGTCGTAAATGGCCGAAACATCAGAATATTGTTTAAATTCAATGCTGCCCGTTACGGACGTGAGAGAAACACCTCCACCGTCGTTTACGGTGATACTTGGGCCATATTGCAGGGTTACATAATTTTGCGACCCTGCGTTTGGAACAGAAAACGCCGTCCCGCTCTCCGCGTCTCCGAGTGTATACCCCGCCGGAATCTCCTGCGCTGTCGTAACGGTTTTCCGCCACACATGCAGCTCCCCCGTATTCCCCAACGCCTGAAACATGCCGTCGGGGGTGGTGGAGGGGGGGAGGCCGATTTGAGCGGCGGTCGCATCTTTCAGCAGGTTGGCCTTGTTCAGAGGCGTTCCTACCTGCTGGAATCCTTCGGTGTTAATGCCGTTGAAATCAATGGGGAATGTACCGGCCTGAAGCATTGCCAGGGCGTCCGCCCAGCTAGTCCCAGCGGGTACCGCGCTTTTTAAGAATCGGCTGTTACCATTCCCCTTTAATACAGAATCAATCATGTTACACCTCCCCGCTGAAAACTTCGCCGCTGGTTATCAGCGTGATTTTCAGCGATTCGATTGTTTTGTCCAGATTTCGGAATATCGTTTCGATATTGTTCGCCTGGGAATAGGTTAGGTTGGACAGGGATTCAGGGGCCGGTGGTGTGTTCTCCGGCAGGATGAACGCCGCACGGATGTTTTTTACGTCGCTGATATACTGCGCCGCCTGCTCTGGGGTTGGGATATCACCGTTGGCCCAGTCCGTTTTAGGGGCTACCTCAACAGAGGTGCCAGCATCGTCACGCAGTCTGTCCCGAAGGTAAGCCACTGCCTGGCCAACACGATTCATGTCGGTATAGTTGTAACTCCCCTTCATCACGGTCAGGAACTTGACAATTTCCGCTTCCGTTGCGTTTCCTGTGCTGATTTTCTGGGCCAAACTAACAGCTTCGGAAACATCCGACGCTGTGCGATCTGTGATTAGGGCGTCGATGATACTACCGTTTTCTGTAATTGAGGAATACTTTACACCCATTGAATCACCTACCATTCTACAATTACACACCCAGGTTTTCCGTTCTCCCCGGCTGTGCCCTCCGTGGCTCTTGCGGCTACATAGGTATGATACATGCCGGTTTCTTTGTCTTTGCGCTGGGCATACTTACCATTGCGGCCCTGTTTGCCGCCTGCGCCGCCCGAACCTTCCAGGCCGGTGATTGTACCGGCGTAGTCAGCGCCCTTCTGGGCGTACACAGCGCCGCTTTGAATGTCCATCAAACCAGAGGTGTAGATTTTACCGTTGGCGGACGTGAACACACCGAATGTGGTAGGTTCTCCATCTGTGCCCTTGGTGCCATCCTGGCCCTTTGCACCACCAGCGCCGCCGGTACCAGCTGCACCACAAGCGTAGGTGTATGCCTGGTTTTTGGTGGCGGTTGTTTCGATGATGAACACCTTGCCGCCATTGCCGCCAATGCCGCCGTCGTTGTCTTTCGGGTCGAAGGAATCACCCCACAGCATATTGCCGCCACCGCCGCCCATGCCGCCGTTGCCGCCGCCAATCAGCGTGATTTTGATAGCACCAGCTTGAGGTGCTGTCCAGGTACCGGAACCAGTGAGAACAATTTTGTTCTGATACATGGAATCATTGGGAGACTGCACCAGTTCGGACGGGTTGGAACGCATAACACCATCTTCTAGGGTAAGTTGTTGCTTGTACAGACGGGCGGAAATCGTGCTTTTGAATTGCGTGTCTACCGCCTGAATATCACCGCATTCGCTGGATGGATTGCCCCGACTTTTCACGCTGAACGAACGTCCGCCGTACTCGAACAGGCAGGATATAACCGCCTTTCTGGCATCCGCTTCTGTGTGGATAAATGGGTTATCCACACTCAGGGACACTTCGGATTCGGTGTTATTCCCGGAAAATGTGACTTCGTTGTTGTTGTCCAGCTTAAACGTGATATCTGCAATATCATCGTTTGCCGACATTTCCGGGTATTCGTACATGTTATCTAGGGTAATCCGATTCCCTTCATCCTGGGCCAGCTTGCCGACACGCAGGTAGCCAGTCGCGAAATCCTGCCGGGGCCATGCGTTGATTGCCATGCAGAGGAAGCGTAGCATCTCGCCGCATTTTTTATCCTTGATATCGTCCTTCGTGGCTGTAATGGAAATATCCTTTACAGCATCTTCTACGATGTAGTTTGTGCGGAAATTCGCGCCCAGGCTTGCCATGATAGCCTCTACCCAGCCGGATACTTTCGTTGGCAGGGTTTCCGGGACGATGAAATTTCGTTTTGTCAGCGCCCCGATAACGTCCACGAGGGACCATTCAACGGTGAGGTCTTGCAGTTTCCAGCCTGCGCTTTGCTGGTAGTAGGTGCCACCAGGCAACCACTCAATCGTGCCATCCTCTAGGTATAGGCCAAGCTCCACGACGATTCTTTGCCGATCTTCGATAGATGTAAAAATCGTGTTCGGGGCGTAGGGGTCGAAACGGTGGTCTTTGTTTTCTACCCGGATATCACAAGTCGAATACGGGATTTTCAACCCGGAAAACGTCACTTCCGTTAGAATATCCACAGACTGCAAAACTTTCGTGTCCCACGTTTCATAGAGACCGAACAGTAGGCGTAGAACCCGAACAACGCGGTTAGGCAAAGACCACTTCTTGATAGTCAGCCGCGCCCGTGTGGGATAGTTCACCGTGAATCCATCAATCACTACGCTGGTATCTCGGTTGTTCGTTACAGAACGGGTATACAAAAGGTTATCACCGCTCCAAACCTGGACATCGAACTCAGTTGGGTATCCGTCCGCCGATTTGCTGGAAAACTGCATTGTGACGGCCTGCAAGATTTCGATGTTTGACACTGCGATTTCGATATAGGGATAGGGTTCAGAAAAGCTTCCATCCTGACCGGATAAAGTCTCCCCTTCCCAACCAATCTGTCCCCGTCTATCCGCCGGGTCGCTGGGCCGGATGGTAAAGCTACCATCCAGTACCCAGCGATTCAGTTCCAGTGTTGCAATGGTATCTGGACTTTCGTCGTTGCCACGATTCGCCACCTGGGCTGAGTTGGAGATAGGCCCTTCCTCGTTGGGAGTGATGCTGTTGATGGTTGCATCCGGGTCTACCAGGTCGAACACCGCACGGACTAGCTGTTTCCGAGAATCAGCCACGACGGCGGCATCGTATTCTGCGCTGTGTTTAATCATGGCCGTCGATCTCCTCAAATACCAGTTTGTACCCGCCCCATGTGGGGCCAGCGTCTCCCCAGCGGGTGAGCGTGGGTTGGGGTTGTTCTACCAAATGGAACCACCCCTGCACCAGCTCTTTCCCGCCGGTAGAGGGCAGGAAAAAGAGCTGATGCCGACGCCTAGCTTTCATAGCCTCTGCGATCCGCTGCATGGTGGCATAGTCGATTGCGGACCATTCCAGTTCCACGTGCCAGATGGTGGCGCGGACCTCTTCGATACGCCGCCCGGAAATCATGCGCTCTGAGACGCCCAACTCTTCCTCATAGGCGGTGTAGTCCCCCTCCTCTAAATCCTCGACTTCGATTCCATCAATCGAGAGGAACATGTTGCCAGTATCTTCGTTCATTTTCCCACCCCCTTAATCGCTCACTATGCGCGGACTTTGGTCCTCCACGGCTCGGATATCATCAATCAGGCCACGGGCAACCTCCTTGCCGTTCAGGTTCAGCACGATTTCCTTGCTTCGTCTCTGGGCGCTGGATGCTAGGACAATGGCATTTGCCAGCCCGGTCATATCCTCGGTTTTGAGAGACGCGGCCTGTGCCGCCTTATCGTTTACCGTACCAGTCAGCCGCCCAGAGAAGTCGGAAACATCGGCGTTTACCGTCCTGGAAACAACGTCGGCAGCGTTGATTCTATCCAGTTCTGCCAGGATGCTATCAGATACGGATTTTGCTATTGCTATGGCCCGTTCACCACTGATAGCCAAGCCGTCACCGAAAGCGTCCATCGCCTCTTGTCCCGCAGGCTTAAACTCATCCGGCAGCTTATCCAGGTATTCGTCATGGATAGCGTCGATTTCCGTCTGATAGATGGATTGGGCCACCTTTTTAGATGCCGCTTCCTTCTCCTGCCACAGGGACATATAGTTTTCGTACTGGTCGTCTGCCATGCCCAACAGGGCGTTGGCGTATTTCATGGCTTTTTCTTGGTCCAGCCCCAAGATTTCATCAAGCAAGCTATCCGCAATGCCACGGTCTTTTAAAGCCTGGATGGTATCGCCATATTTGTTGATAGCGTCGATACTCTTTTGCAGGTTTGTCAGCTGGAAGAAATCATCTTCCTCAGTGAATAGATCAACGTCGCTTAACTTGCCCTGCAAACTATCCCGGTTGCTTTCAACAGCGTTCAGTGCTTTTTCGTAGTTGCTCTTGATTTCATTCAGAGCATCCGCTTGGGATTTTAGCGCTTCTTTCTGAGCTGCTTCCTGCTTTTGGAGCTGTTTTTCGTTCCAATCTTCATTCAGCTTGTCGATATCAGCCTGAATCTTTTCCCTGTCCTTGACTTCTGCCTTGGCTAGTTCGTCGTTCTTTTCCTTTAGGTTTTTCTTGTACTCAGCAAGCTCTTTAGCTGCTGCACGTTCATTAGCTGCCGTTTCGATTTTTTCAATCTCATCGTTCAGCTTTTCAACCTCTTTGGAAACGATGTTAGCAACGTTTCTCGCTGCATCACGGGCTAGCTTGATGTTTTCTTTCAAGCCATTCGCAAGGCCCTGAATGATGTTCACACCGTATTCATAGAATACCTTGGACGGCGAATGAATTCCTAAAAGGCTTGTGAAAGCGCCCTTGATTTGCCCAGCGAATCCCTTAATAGCGCTTATAGCAGCGCCGATTCTGCTGGTGATACCATTGATAAGGCCTTGGACGATGTTAGCGCCAATAGAAAGCAACTGCCCAGGTAGAGAGGCGAGTGCAGATTTGATGTTGTTGCCAACCTGCACCATTTTGGCCCTGGCCTGCGCTGCCATCTGGGAACCCCAACTAATCAAAGCAGACAGAGCGCCTGCTAAAGCGCTGGTAATTTTACCAGGCAGAGATGAGAAAAACGTGATAACTGCGTTGACAGCGTTGCTTGCCGCCTGCCGCATGTTGGCTATCACCTGCGATCCCCAGCTGCGAACAGCGGCACCCGCCGCTGTTAGTGCGCCGGTTATTTTACCAGCGAGATTCTGGAACCAGGTAACCACCGCATTAACCGCATTGGTTACGGCGTTCACCATCGTTTGCTTAACGTTGTTGCCCCAGTTGCGGATAGCAGCACCAGCCGCCGTTAAAGCGCTGGTAATTTTGCTTGCCAGCCCAGAGAACCACGTAACAACTGCATTGATAGCATTGGTTACAGCGTTTACCAGCGCATCCTTCGCTGAGGTGCCCCAGTTGCGGATAGCTGTCCCCGCCGCTGTCAGTGCGTTGAAAATGGCGTCCGGCAGGTTCTGGAACCAGGTGATTACCGTTTGGATTGCGTTGGGTAAGGTGGTGCTGAAAAAAGTTATCAGCGCACCAATTACCGTTACAACGGCGGTAATTACGTTTGCCAAAAATTCAAGGGCAGCACTGAGAGCTGTGATAGCTACCGTTGCCGCAATTTCGGTAAATTTCTGGAAAAACTCACTGATTACCGCCGTTCGTTCTGGTGTAAAAACCTTGCCTATGGCTTCTCCTAATGTGGAAAATGCCGATTTCACACCTTCAATGGGGCCAGAAATCCAGCCTGCAACGTCAGGGAATAGATTACTCAGACCATCCAGGATGAGGTTGCCCAAATTACTGAGAATTCGTCCGATAGTTGGCCCGACATTTTGAATGACCGCAACAACGCTTTGGACTAGGTTCTCTGTAAGAGCACCAAGGTCTGCATCCGGGCTTGCCAGCCCGACGAGCCAGTTTTCCCAGGCACCCTTCATAGAGTTTACGCTACCCTCGATGGTGGTAGCCGCTTCCTTCGCCGTGGTGCCAGTGATTCCTAGGTTGTTTTGCACCGCATGGATAGCCTCGATCATTGTCGCAAACGACACATTATCTAGGCTGCTGATTTTTTTACCAAGGACGCCTGAATCATTGATTAAGCGAATCATTTCTGATTGCGTGCCGCCATAACCCAGTTTTAGGTTATCTAACATCGTGTAGTTTTGCTTAGCAAAACCTTGGTAGGCGTCCTGTATGCTTTGCATGTCGGTGCCCATCTTGTTGGCGTTGTCCGACATGTCGGTGATAGCTCGGTTTGCTATCTCTGCCGCTTTATTTACGTCACCGCCCAGGCCAGAAACCAGAGACGCGGCGAACGATGTAGCCGTCTCCATGTACTGGTTGGCAGAAAGCCCGGCTGTTTTGTAGGCGTTAGCAGCGTACTGTTGCATCGTGCCACTGGCTTCTTTAAATAGGGTATCAATGCCGCCTACGTTCTGCTCATAGGAAGCGTAGGCTTCGACGGCCTGCTTGCCGACGTCGATCATAGCCTCGCCGAGTTTTTTAACGGCTTCAACGGCCAACTCAACGCCTTTGGCGGCAAGGTTACCCATGAAGGTGCCTTTGAAAATATCGCCGAATTTGCTGGCACTGCCACCGGCTTCATCCATCTGGTCACCGGCATCATCGGCAGCATCGCCTAATCTGTCCAGATCTTCTTCAGCATCATCCGCTGAATCGCTCAACCTGTCCAGGTCCTCGCGTAGACGGTCCGCACCGTCCGAGTTTGTGCTAAATGGGTCGTTTCGCAATTCATCGAACGATGATTCAAGATCATCTAGGTAGGAATCCATATCGTTCAGTGAATTCCCCAGGTTTTGGGCACCATCCGCCGCCGTGGAAAATGGATCGTTGTTCAGTTCATTCAGTGAGGCGTCGATTTCGTCCAGGTAGGTATCAATGTCCCCAAGGGAGCCAGAAATACCCTCTGACATGCCACGCGAAGCGCTGGAAACAGTCTCAAATGAACCAGTGATACCCTTTAGGCTGTTTGCTAATGCTTCGGCAGCAGATGAAACTTGTTTGAAAGAGTTTATTACTTCGCTGGCATCACCGTTAATTTCGATGGTAACGGAACCATCAGCCATTTACGTCACCACCTTAATCACCTTTCCCCTTCTGTTTGACGTATTCCTCTGCCTCCTGGTATCTCCTGTTGATTTGCGCCAACAATTCAGCGTCGCGTTCTTCCACCGTCATGTGCTTTTTGCGGTCTACGGTATCCTTGATAGCGTAGATTTCGCGCATTTTCTTGAAATGTTTGCGGCGCGTCCGGTCCAGCTTGTTTAAGTCCGCCGTTCGGTACATAATCCGTTGCATAAAATTGCTTTCATGTGGCAGGTTGAACAGCAGGCGGCGAAACTCCCACCAATGTAAGTCTGCCTTGGTAAGGTCGATATTGTAGTAAGTAAGGAAGGAGGAAGAGATAGCTTCGGCGTCTTGCTCAAAGTCGTATACTCTCCCTCCCTTCTTCTTATCCCCTTGTTTTGGTTCTCCGTCGGCCTGATTGTACCCACGGAAAAATCCGAGCATAGCTTCAACAGCGCCCTTAACATCGGCAGGGACAGAGCCTCGGTAGAAAAGGCTTAATAGGCCAGCTACATCCGGCTTTTCTTCCTTCAATACCTCTAGCTCTATAGCCACTCCAACGCGGAAGCTAGGGTCTATTGATACCCGCTTCCCGTTGACTTCAACATGATCCGGTAGCGCTCGAAACGGGTTAGTCCGCATCGGACTTGCGCAGCTTCACCCGCTCGGCAGCTTCTGCGCGGCGTCGTGCCCGTTCCTCTGCACGTCTCTGCTCCCGGTTGGTGGGGGTGGCGGCAGCGCCGGGCACAGGAAGCCCGTTCGCGATATCCTTGATGGAAGCCATCTCTTCCGCCACACGGCGGACAAAATCACCGTATGCAAACACGATAGCTTTCAGGTTGCTTCTGGGACCGAAACACTTTTCAGAGGTACCTTCCCCGATGATGGTATCGAAGAAGTCCCGAACCAGTTCACACATGCCCTTCATGTAGGCGGTGACATCCTTGGTGGGTAGTGCTTCGGTTTCCTTCTGCACACGTTCCAGCTCATTGATAAACAGCTCCATGTTTACCACGTCGAAGGTGTCGTACTCCACGGCAACGCCGTTGATGTTATAGGTATCCATGCTTAATCCTCCTTATATTTGGTTACACGTCGGCGGAATAGGTGTACTCGGTGGGGGCGGCAGTTGCCATGATATCCACATCGATCTCAGCGGAAGCGCCTGCCTCGCCGGAACCGTCCGAGTTCACGATAACGGCAGCGGTACCCTTTTCGCCCTTGCCGGTCAGCAGAGAGAAATAGACGTAGGGCACGATAACGGCCTGACCGGTGCCGAACTTGATAGCATGAGACAGGGCGTAGTCCTGGAAATCATCGCCAAACATACGATCACCGGTGACGTTGAACGTGCGCTGAGTGGCGGTCTTGGTGGTCACTTTGCCGTTGCGGATATAGGTCTTATCCTCGCTCTCCGGGTTCAGCTGGGAATCAACGTTAGTGATGCCGCCCTGGACAACCACATAGTCACCGATTTTGCCAGTGGGAGAAGAAGCAATGTCAACAGCCAGGACAAAATCGTCGGCAGTGGCAACGCCGGAAAAGGAAGGAGACGGCTCCTTGCCCGTCATAAGGGTAGAAAGTTTCATTTTTTCGTTTCCCCTTTCAGTTGGAAAAATAGTCCATAGTCATCAGAATTTGATGATCTTCTGTGTTATCGTCGTACCGGGCGAACATTGCCGCCCTGGTGTTGCAGGTAATTTTAGTTGCCTGTTTCCCATCCCCCAGATAAGGCAATGGGCGGTGGGATACGGCCCAGTCGCCAATAGCATCCAGGATTTCATCAGCTTTCAACCGGTCGTTGTTGCTGGACGGTTGCAGGCGGTAGATGATTTTGAATTGATACTGCCCCTGATACGCCCCGCGAACGTATTCCTTAGTTTTATAGGCCCCTTGGATGGTAGAAAGCGCCATACCAGGCTGATCGGAAGGAAGATACTCGAAGGCGATATTGGCAGGCTTATCTTCGTACTGATTCAGCCAAACCAGCAGTTTTCTGGAAATCTGGTCGGTTTCCGCCCTGGATACCATGCGTAATGGTCTATCATCCATTCAATATCGCCTCCTTGTACTTCTTTACCCAGTTCGGCAGATTCATAGCCTTGGAGGCATCAAACCAATGGCTTTGCGCCTGTCCGTGCATTGCCTTGGTGAACACCAAGCTCTTGCCGTTTGCCACTTTAGTAGCTCCCGGCCTAGCCCATGGGCTTCCGGTATCTGGGTCGACCAATACCTTACCTTCCCACAGAAAACGGGCATACGGTCCGGGGTATACGATGGTATCTCCCTGTACCCTAGCTCGTCCTGCAAGGGAACCTGTAAGAGCTGGGACAAACTGGTCGGTGTCCTTCATGGCTTCGTTTGCCAGAACTTCCTTGGCCCGGTCTGCACGCTGGGCGAACTTGGCGGCGTCAATTTTTACATCAACTTTAACGCTAATCATCAACGCCAACCTCTTCCAAGTAGCGCCATACATATCCGCCGGACGTTTTTAGTCTTCCTTTGCAACAGCTTGATATATTATTTGCACCAGTAGCTTTTGCGGCTTCTTCGATATATCTCCAAACGGCCAGAAGATTCATCTCTTGGTCGTATTGCAGAACTGGTTTTGCAGAAGGATTTTTTTCGCCGGATAAAGCGCGGCTCAACTTTTTCTTGCACTCGTCAGAAAGTTTTTTCCCTTTCTTTGCCATAGAAATCTTTCGCCGCGTTTCTTCTGTCTGCGTTCTACCGAACATTGGATTATGTTCTTTAGATTGCGCTGTTTTCATCCTAGCAATAGTTTGCTTTCCGGCTTTCATACCTTTAAGCCCACCATTGTAGCTGTTGTATCCGCATTCAGGATCATTGGATTTGTAAAGTGCTATCATATCCCGTTCGATTTTTTCCGCTTCATCCGAAGTTAATCCAGAAGCTAATACCTCATGGGATATATTTCGCCACCCGAACTCAATGATTGCATTGTTAAAATCTGTATTGTTCTTATATCCATGCCCGCTCCGAAATCTATCTTGAAGATTTTCTTTCGATGTAAGGCCGATATATTTTTTACCATTAGGGCAAGTGTGCATATAAACTGTATACATTCAACGCCCTCCGATTTCAAAATGTCTCATTTCATCCGAACCAAAGTCCTTTTCATCCACCGAATTGATTCTGTATACATCATCATGTGTGCGGTTAATCCACTGGAAATCCTTCTCAGGCTCTACAACCTCACCCTTGACGATGAATGTAGAAACATCGGTAGGCGGCGCAGAATCCAGCGTCCACAGGCCGCTTTTATCGGCGGCGGCATGGTATTCCTTCGGGGATACATACCGCTTGATTTCGGCTGTCTGCCCGTCGTAGGCTTTCACGCTGAACGGGATGTATACCGTAACCGCATCGGCGTTTTCCATGCCGGAAGAACGGACGTTGGCGGCCTTGGCAGCATCCAGCAAAACTCCCTCTAGCACCGTGATATTAGTCACTTGCTCGAATGTTACCTGATCCTCAGTGATGATATACAGGGTGATGGTATGTGGAAACATCGTCACCAGCAGTCACCCCACTTTGCCATTGGGTAGCCGGTAGCCTGCAAAAAACCGGTGCCTTGCAGGTAGATTAACAACGCGCTTTTTTTGCGTGCTGTTAGCAACTGCAGGTCTGCCGCGCTCAGAGTTTTGGTGCCGTAACTCCGGGACCATCCCCCCACCGATTCACTAGAGATGGAACCGGTGGAGGAAAAGGTCAGGGCGTTCAGCCTGTTTTCATCCTGGAAAATTTCGGCCAGTTCGCAGGTAGCCATTTGCACCGCCGTCAAATCATCACCAGTTGCCGACATAGCTTTCCCGCTAGTGGCGGCGTTGATGTAGGCGGTAGCGCGGGTAGCAAGACCGTTGAAATCGGCTTCTTCAATGGCGTTGCCGCCGTATTCGTTCTTGTAAAACTCATAGGTTGCGTAAGCCATTGATTAACTCCTTTCTCAGGCTACCTTGATAACGTAAGTCTCGTCCATGCGCTCAAAGGAGGGCAGGACGATTTCGGAAACCGTGGTCTTGGTGTTCACGGGGTCAGAGGTGGTGGTCACCGCAACGGCAATGCCGGTATCAACCAGGGACACATCGGCATCGGCCTTGCCCATCAGAGTGCGCTCTTCGGGGGTGGTGCCGTACCAGGTAGAACCCAGTGCGCCCTCAGGCAGCAGGGTCACCATATCGTCGGGATAAAACTTGTGAGCAGTGCCAGCCTCATCCTTGTACTGCTTGGAGTACACGATGATGGTCACGCCAAGCTCGTTCTGGAACAGCTCATTCACTCGCGCATCGGTCATAAACACGTTGGCGGTGATGTTCTGGGCCAGCACAGCGGACTTGATTTTGGCGTTGGCTTTCAGGTAGCCCATGGTCTTCTTGCTGCACAGCATGATAGTGGGCCGGGTGCCGGTGTTGGATTCGACGGAATCCAGAGCGTCCTGAATGTCAGACATGGGGTCGGCGGTGTCGGCGGCGCTCCACTTCTTGGTAGCTGTGGTGATAGCGTTGTAGTTGTTGGTCTTGTAGCTGCCGTCGGTGTCGTAGTTGTAAGAGTACTGCACGCCACCAGCTTCCAGGACGATTCTGGGGGAACCGTCGGTCACGGGGGCAAGCAGCTGCATACGCATACGCTCAGCCACGACACGGGCACCCTCAACCAGGGTGGAAGCATCGTCATAGATGGAGGACAGGACAGAGGCCAGGTAGGGATCATTGCCGTCTACGATACGCATGATCTCCTGCTCATCCTCTTCCTTCACCAGCATGGACTCACGGAAAAAGGCCATCTGGGTCTCATCGACCTTGATACCCTCGCGGCTACGCAGGGTAGACTTGGCGTCGAAGTTGGAGGGGGCCAGAGAAACAGGCAGGCCCTTGTGGGATTTGATCCACTTCAAATCCAGGCCCATCTTCTTCTTGGCAGGGAAGAAGCCCTCACCCAGGTAAGCCATGCGGTTAGACGCAGCTTCGGTCTGCTGCACGGCAATAGCGGCAGCGCTGAAAACATCAGAAATGTTCATTGTGTATCCTCCTTCCTTACATGAATACGACGTTCTTCATAGCGGCCTTGGCGGCAGCATCCACGGTAACACCGGAATGTGCCTGCGCCTTGGTGGTGTTGATGTAGCCGCCGATAACGATAGTGCCCTGGGGGCGATCCTCGTAAACGTCCCACAGAAGGACGCCGACGGCGGTAGAAGTCTGGCTACCGGATTCGCCGGAAGTCGCTGCCTTCTTGCCATCAGCCGCCATAGGAGTGCCAGCCTTGCAAACGCCGCTGGTAAAAGCGGTAGAATCCAGAGTAAGGGCCTTGCCCACATACTCGGAGTTGTACAGGATTTCCACGTCCGAAGGCGCGGAAACCTCAGAGTATTTCATGGTGCCTAATGCCATTTTTGTCACTCTCCTTTATACTGCGACAAAACATCGCTGTACGTTTTGTTGTTCTGCGCGGTAGCCGCGCCGATACTCTTTGCAAGGGCGATACCGATATTCTCAGTGCCGCCATTGTCCTTACCACCCGCACCGACAGGTCGGCCAAAAGAAGGGGTGGGTTTGTCGGATGCAAAAGCGCCGGGGTCAGCCTCGCGCTGTGCTTTCAGGAAGTCATCGAAACCTTCCAGTGCGCCGTCTTTCAGGGTCAGGCCCTTGGCTTTCAGTTCGTCCCTAAAAGCGCGTTCAGCGCCCTTAGACGAAAACTTGACGTTCGCGCCGGTGATAGCAGCAGAAGCGGCGGCGGAATAGTCCCGTTCTGCAATCTGCGCCTTGTAGGCTTCTGTGTCTTTGTCGTACTTGGCTTTCAGCTCATCCATCTGAGCTTTGATCTCATCGGCAGAACCGACGTTTTTCTTCAGCTCTTCCAGGTCCTTGTCTCGGTCGGCAAGCTGGGTTTTCAGGTTCTCGGCGTCCGCCTTGGCAGCTTCGGCCTTGCCCTTTTCCCGCTCAATGTCTTTGCCATTCTCAGCAAGAACCTTGTCGATGATTTCATCCTCTAAGCCAAGCTCTTTCAGATATTCGCGTTTCATTGTTCTCTCCCACGACTACGCTTATTTACGCGGGTTGCATCCGCTGTCGCCCGTAGTTTTACGACGTCGGGGCGGTCAAAGATAAAAAATAAGCCAAAAACCAACGTTTTAGTTGATTCTTGGCTCAAAGGCTCAGGTTATTTGGGTTTTGTTTGCTTTACTTTGCTTCTTTTTGCTTACGTTCGCTTTTTATTTGCTTACGCTTGCTTAATTTTGGTTTTGTTTGGTTATCCGGCCCATTTGATTTCGCCGCACCAATCGCAATGTCTACCGTTGTTTTTGCCGGTGCATTTCACCAGGACGCCACAAGCTCCAGGCTTTACCGGGTGAATCTTTTTCCCACATTCAGGGCAACAGAACCAGGTTTGTCCGTTGATGGTTTTAATCATCGTCTTCCTCCTGGTCTGTTCCGAAATACAGGTTGAAGAACTCTTTCATGGCCTCCACCTGTTCCGGGCTTGTGCCGTCAAACTCAACGGTAGCGGCGCGGGTGGCATCCTCTACCTTTTCAGCTACGGTAATCTTCAATATACCACCTTCGTCCTTTCGCGTTGCAACGGCAGGTTGGCAACTTCACTGAATAGCCTGTATTCACGGTTCAGCAAGCG